GTACAGACGGTACCAGGTCTGGTAGTGCTTGTCAATGCGCTGGCCACCGATGGTCAGCTCAACCGCGGCGATGGCACGCTCGGCAATCCAGCAAGCATCGGTCAGGGTGTTGTTGGAGGTCAGGTTAGTGTAAGCACCGGAGGTGGGGGTCAGGGCCACATACATGTTGCCGACCAGGTCACCGTTGCGGGCAATGGTCACGGACACACGACCGCTGGAGGCAGCAGAGCCGTTCACAGTCTGCTGGATGTTCTCCATAGCGAAGTTAGTGTGACGCTTGTACACAGCCTGGAAAAAGGTCACCTTGGGCTGACCGGTAAGGTAAACATCCTGTGCGCCGTAAGCAACCAATTGCATAAGTCCCCCTGCCATCGTGTTTGGTACTCTATATTAAGAAAAAAATTTCAGACAATTGTCCACTTAAACCCACCTGCGGACCGTGACCTATTTTTTAAGCAATGTCCTATACCTGACTCATTTGTCTTGGATGTCTTACTTGCTTCCCGTATAGTGTCAAACTCCTGGATCAATATCTTCCCGTCGAATGACCACTGCTGAAGCTTCGTAAATTTGATCATTTGCTTCTTTATGCCTTCACCTGGATTCACAAACTTCCACTGAAACCCACCGGCTGTCACTCGTTCACCGCGACAAACTTTCGATATATGAGTTCCCTGTGCCCCAGTTTCTCTCATAGCTTCTTCGACTGACTCAAATACTTTCAACATTTGTTTTCCATCCTTACTCCACTGTTGAACTGGTTTTCTGTTCACAGTCTGGAGCATCTCCCGTGTCTCTTTTGAATGGTGCTTTCCAAACATACTATGATTCTCACCTGAGCGAACTTCACTCATAAGAGCTTTCGTCTCTTCGTGAAGCACCTTATTCTTGTTACCACCTGTTTCGTAGTTGTACCCATTCGGTGCTAGTGTGTTCCTCAGAGCAATTTCATAAGTCTCAAGTTGATCTAAGCGCTCCTTCCAGTCACCCTCTTTTGGAAACTCATGAAGAATCTCAACATCAAATTGGTCCCACCCATACTTTCTAATTGCATTGTACAAGTGTCTCCGGCGACCATTCCTGACTTCAGACATGTGACCATTCAGCCTAACTTGAAAATCGTCATATGTCGTTTGTCCTATCTTACATTTGATGGAGTACACACAGGGCATCTAAATATACATGCGCGCTTTCCTTTATAACCAATTTTCTATATCAATTTTAAATGTCCGCCCGCCGCCAGCCTGCTGTCCACGCCCCAGAGCCCGATGTTCCTGAGGATGACGAGGATATCGACCTGGAAGATGAGGATGACGATATGGACATGGACCTCGGAGGCGATATGATGGACGCCCTGGGGTCTATGCTGACCACAGAGGAGGGTGACACCATCGCAACAGCCCTCGTCAGCCTGAAGGATGCCACTGAGCGTATCGCAGATAGCCTCGAGATGCAAAATAAGATTCTCGTTAAGATCCTGAGCGCAGTCAAGCCCGCTCCTCTCCCAAAGGAGGAGGCTTAAAAAAAACCACACCTAAGTATACAAGATGGGAGACCAGGTGATTATTGAACGTGAACTCACTCCAGAGCACGCCGAAGAGATTCGGAACACGAACAATAATATTGTAATTGGCACCTGGTCCCCTACAGAAATTGAGAATGAGCTCACTTCCCGTGAGACTGAACTCAATCTCAGGGCGACCCAAAACTTTGTCGTTCCTGAAATTGCGTGGAGACACGTGCTTATTCCGACAACCCAACAAAAGGACTCGGACGGATACCCAGTCAGCTTCGATCCAAAACAACTCCAGAACCAAGTACGACTTCGCCGAGACAGATTCTTCAATTTGTGCCGTGCTATCCGCGCTCAGGCGGTGCTCCTCAAGTGTGAAACCAAAACAAGCTTCGATGTCAACAAGAATGAGATGACCATCTCGGGCAGAATCTCCCGGCTTGTCCGCCTGTGGAGAAACATGAGCGAGCAGTTTAACAGCTGGATAGACAACTATTGCATCTACAACTTCCCAACAAACACAGACTATGTGGAACTTTGCCCTGAAATTGACGACAAGAAGACGAGCTACCAGGAGATTCTCCTCTTTCTCCTGTCCGAGGCGTACAAGCTCGGATACCGCCGGTACAAGGAACAGTGCTGCACCCAAATTCTCAGCAGCGGATTCGCGACACGCGCCTGGAAGCCCGTCATCGAAATCAAGGACTTTGTCTACGACGCGACCCAAAAGGAGACACAGTACGAGATGTGGAAAAACCTAACTTCCAAGGGGAACCTCGTCGCGGATGTCGTAAAGCACCTCTCATCGTGCAAGGACTATCAGTTCCCGGAAATTAAAAAGAACCGGAATGTGTGGTCCTTTTCAAACGGACTCCTCGTGGGCAAAAACTGGTCAGAGGAGAAAAAGCAGTACATCATCAAGTTTTACGAGTACAAGAGCAAGGACTATGCAAACCTGGATGGAACCATCGTCAGCTCAAAGTATTTCAATCAGGAATTCGATCCATATGAGAATATTGAGGATTGGTACCAGATTCCTACGCCACACATGCAGAAGATTATGGACTACCAGAACTTTACCGAAGATGTGAGTCGTTGGCTCTATGTGTTTTGCGGTCGTTTGTGTTTTGATGTGAATGATTTGGACGGGTGGCAAATTATCCCTTTTCTGAAGGGTATTGCCCGGTCTGGCAAGTCAACCATCATCACCAAGGTGTGTAAAAAGTTTTACGAGACGGAGGATGTGAGGACACTCTCGAACAACATCGAAAAGAAGTTTGGACTGGATTCTATCCATGACGGATTTATGTTTATTAGCCCAGAGGTGAAGGGTGACCTTGCGCTTGAGCAGGCGGAGTTTCAGTCGTTGGTTTCTGGAGAGGACCTGAGTATTGCGCGCAAGTTCAAGTCTGCCAAGAATATGCAGTGGAAGACTCCCGGTATTCTGGCGGGAAATGAGGTTCCGAATTGGAAGGACAACTCGGGGTCGGTGCTTCGCCGGTTGGCAACCTGGAACATGGGAAAGCAGGTGATGGATGCGGATCCACATCTCGACCAAAAGCTGGATGCGGAAATTCCGGCTATTCTGTGCAAGTGTGTGCGGGCATACCTCGACTATGCGGCAAAGTATTCAGACAAGGATATTTGGAATGTGCTTCCGGCGTACTTCAAGACGGTTCAGAGCCAAGTGGCGATGGTCACAAATACACTGCAACACTTTTTGGCCTCTGAAAAGGTGGTCTACGGACCGGACAAGTGCTGCCCGCAGAGAATCTTCGTACAAATCTTCAACCAGCACTGTCAGGAAAACAACTTGGGCAAGTGGAGGTTCAACCCCGACTTTTACGCAGGACCATTCAGCTCAAGGGAGATTGAAGTCAAGAATGATACACGGACTTATAACGGAACTGCGTACGCAGCACAACCCTTCATCTTCGGCATAGACATTGTGACAACAAATAATATTGTTGATACTTATTAATAGATGACTCGGGGTCCACCTCCAGATCCAAATAGATATTCTAATATTAATTCATATTTAAATGCCGTCAGAAGACATTGGACACAGGGGTCATCTAAAAATACACCTGTAGATGTAAACAACAAGGTGAAGGAGGCGAGAAATAGATTTCAGAAAAGGGCGCCTCCACCCGCAGCACCACTGAAAATAGGACCAAATCTAAATATAATGGGACTCCTCGGGCACAAAAATACAAATGTATATAACAATTTATCGTTTCTTAAAAATTTTGCACCGACGGAAATTCCAAAACCAAACCCAAAGAATGCAGTCAATGTATCAAATGAAACAATTGTAATGTCCGATTCTATATTTGCGTCAAAACAGTTTTCAATAAAAACTGATACAAAATTTAATTTGGATGAAATTGAAAACAAGATTAAAAGTTATGGAGTCCGGAGAATAGGTAACAAGTCTGTAACTTTCAGAATTCAGAGAAAAACAAATAATGGTCTTATTACTATTGTAGTAACTATTTATGCAAATGGAACTATTCAAGTTATGAATACATCGATTGAAATGAGTAACAATGAAATTAAAAATATCATTTCTGAAATAATTGGTAGAAAGCTGGTTATAGATCCGAAAGAAGTTAGATATATTAGTAAATTTTGTACTTATATTGATGATAAACCTCAACAAATAGATCTTAAAGAATTATTAGAACTCATAAGAAATTTTTATCGTAAAAATCCAATTAAATTTAATAGTTTGATAAAGATTTCCAATAGAAATGTTGAAGCTTTAACAGAGGTCCCCGTGAAGATAAAAAGACCGGGGAGTGTATTTGCATCCAATTTAGGTATTCCTGTGACGGAAGCAGGACTCCCAATCCCACAAGAAAAGAAGTATTATTATGTAGATGGTAAACAGATTCGAATTAGAATAAAGCTCGATGATGGAAAGGAAGTTTATCTTATTATTTCTTATACCGGATTAATAACTGCAATAATAAATGGCGAGTATGCAAGTGGACCGAAAGCATTCAAGAAACTCATAAAAACTATAAATATAACTGAAGATATTTTTGAGAATACAAACAAAAATCACATGTTAAGAGGATTGGCACTTTCTAAGAAACAAAGAGCGGCTCACAGAATGCGCAATCTCAGATCAACCGGAAATGCAAAGAATGCTAATAATATTAAAGAGGGTGAGAAGAAAGATTTTTATGTCCGTCTAAAACTTAAAACATTGATCAATGGGAACACCCCTGTTTATACTAAACAAGCAAACCCAAACAAGACGAGTAACTCATTCCTCCGGAATAGAGGTAAACTTCTCAGTGCGTACAAGAGCTGGGACATGCTCAACCTAAATAAGATATCTAAACATACAAAAAATGTATGGAACATAAACAAGAATGTCATAAATACATTTAAAAAGACGAGTGCAAAATCCGCGGCACAAAGTGCGGGAAAAAGAAAGAGAAATACAAAACCAACATTCTCCGGAATCTTACCAAGCGCATCTAATTGGATCAAGAAAGTTTTCAAATCAAATGGAACGGCGGAGATATTAAAGACATCTAAACAACAAAAAAGGGAACTATATTACCCAAGTACAACACCTGGGAAAAATGGTGAATACGGACTCTTACCAGCTGGAAATGTAACAAAAAAGAAAGATAAATTCGTCGCGGGACTTAAAGCCCAAGGAGGTCGTATCAAAGACTTGCCAAAGAATGTAAAGAATGCTCTAAAACTTTCAAATACTCCAAATTCAAACTCAAATTCAAACTCAAATTCAAATTCATTTACGAAAAAACTGGAAAATGCTATGATAGCCGCGGCAAGCGCTGAGAGAAAGAGAGCCGCCGCAAGTGCAGAGAGGAAGAGAGCCGCCGCAAGTGCAGAGAGGAAGAGAGCCGCCGCAAGCGCCGAGAGAAAGAGAAAGGCAATCTCGAACGCATATACAGAAATGTATAAATTGACTAGGCCTAAAAATACATCACGAGTAAAAACACCACAAAGTCCTTACACATCATTAATAACTAAAATTCCTCTCCCTAAAAGAAATACTCCAAGAGTACTTGAGAATATTTATGAAAACATCATGGGAAAGTCGCCAAGTGCAAAGAAAAAACGCTTACATACACTTAATTAAATCAAATATCTTGTAAACAATATTGAATTGCTCGTCTCTTGTGTGCATGAGTGCTGGGTTGATAATTTCCATCTCTACTTGATAAGTCGTGTCTTGGTCGTCATCGGGATCATCCGGTGTCCCTGTAATCTTTGACAAGTCTATCCTGAGATTTTTCCGAACAAAAGACCACCTCTCCTTGTGCTTTTGCTCTGTTGCTGTTTCTCCATCATACTCAAATGGATTTTCAGAAGATACTCCAAGTCGGACATCAAAGGGCTTCCCCTTCAACTCAAAGTCATTCACCATCAAACGCTCCTTCACAATAGACTCGCGCTCATCAGTCTCCTCGTTAATAGAAAGACGCTTTCCACCATCAAAATAATAAACATCCAAATTGGAGTGCTTTTTGTCCTCCCACCCCGTGTACATCTCAAGAGCCTGAATACACTTCTGAAATGTAACCTTCCCGACATTCGTGTCAAACTTGTTGCCAAGCCGCCGACCAAACCGAAACTCCAATTCAACATTTTGAGAATTCTTGTACATATTCATGTAAGGTTCCCACTGGTGATACAAGTCGTACTCCATCTTATCAATTATGGATGACTATTCCTTAAGAGCTTTCCCTTAAAGTTTTCGAACCTTTACTCCCTAAGAGGATGAGGGGTCTTGTAAACGGTGGGAACACTTGTTATTTTAATACCGCAATTCAATGTTTGGCCCACGTTCCACCACTCTCTAGACACCTCTTCCTAAACGAATATGAAGGAAACTGCAAAATTACAAAGGAGTACCAAAAGATTGCAAAGAAACTCTTTCTCAGTGGAGAAAAGACACCGGTAGACCCTACCCAACTCCTTTCTGAATTTAGATCCAAATTTCCATCCTTCACTGGGAATCAGCAACACGACGCTCAAGAGGTTATAGTAAACCTTATAGATGTTTTCGAATCTTCACTCGGGAAAGAGCTTGTCCGTGACATATTCAACGGGACAGAGACCCAAGAGACTGTGTACCCGGGAGGAGTCTCCAGAAGAGAGGAAACCTTCACGACACTCATCCTTGAACCACATTCCAATTCTAATTTGAAATCCATCCTAGAAGACAGGGGGAGACACACAGCCATCACAGACTATGTAGACGAATCTGGAAAGAAACATCACGTGGCAGCCATTGGTAGAAAAGTAACCAAGTGGCCACGAATCATAGGATTCACATTCTCCATGTACAGCTCCAAATTCGTAATTGAAATTCCTGAAATATTTGAGGGCAAACACCTGTTTGCGGTTGTTTTGCACGCGGGAATAATGTACGGAGGTCACTATGCACTCGCAGTCAAGAGATATAACAAGTGGTACATCAAGGATGACGATTCTGTTTCAGAATTGGAAAAGCCGCCGACAAAGGGACCGTTTTACATGGCATGGTATCGTTAAATTACATAAATTCAGAGAGTTCAATATTTTCACGGAGGTTTGTGCATGTGTTGTAGTATGTCCTCCTGTTGTTTGGGTAGTTTTTATCTGTTCTGACCTTTTCCACAAACCACCCCAATTCCCCGTACCCACACTCGACAATTGTGCCATTCTTGATGTCTGGCCTTGCGTTTTGGGTGTGCAGATTCGCCTCGAAAAAAGGCTGACCCCTGTCCTGTACCCACAGCTCATTTCCATTTTTAATCTGAAAATCGACTGTGATCCTGTGGTGTGGTTTCCACTTGAACATAGTCTCGTGTGTCCCCGTGCGCACAGGCTCGTTCACCGGAGTCATCACAATGCCATCCGTCTCGTACTCAAACGAGTCGAGTGCAGGCAAACTCGAAATATCAGAAAGCGGAATCATCGTCTTGACCCGAATCTCAAATGCATCCTTGCGAGACTTGATGATATTTTTGACAGCGGCAATAGCAAACCCGAGCCGGGTCGAAAGCGGCTCACTCATCAAATCCACACCCTTGACACGCATAGCATCGTGAACCATAAAGAGCTCACGCTTGTCCTTGGTCGTCACAAGTTCACCGTCTAGAATTGTATCCTTGGGGAATCCGGCAAATGAAACTGTTTTTGTTTCAAAATTACGATTCACCAAGTAGGAGTCCTTCGAGCCAGGTGGACACGCGAGCATATACCGGGTGCCATCCGTCTTTTCGCACACAACATACGGCTGCTGACTCAAGAGTGGAAAGTGCCTCCGCTCAATAGACACGGGTTGAGGACCTGGAAACCTTTTCTTGTCCGTACTTTTCCAGACACTCTGAATGTAATCGTCCATACTTTGTTACACTCTTTACACCTTTAACTCTAAGCCTGGTGCACAGCAACTTTTTTTCTAGGGGTTGACTTGAACTCCCGCCGCTTCCAAGATATTCCCCAAACACTCGTGAACATAATGGCAAATAACTGTAGCTGTCGAAAGGACCCCAATCTTAACACCCTCCTTTCTCAAACAATCAAACATAGCCTCGTTATTTGTCAAAGGCAGAACAACAGGAACCTTCCCGCCCCGAATCTTTTTATCCACCGGCTTTGCATCCATAGACCAAATACGAGCCGAACTCTTCAGACAATCATAAAAACCATCTGACAACTTTCGGCCAACAATAGTATCAAACTCTAGACCACGTTGGTGTGCAGGCTCCTTTGAACCAGCCTTTGTGCGCTTCACAAACCTGTCCCAATTGATACCCTCCTTTACAGATGGGAATATCAACACTTGAATTCCGTGTGGAAAATCGTCTAGAGCCTTGTTGATTGATTCGGCGTCCAAATTTGTCCCGTACTCGATCCAGATGATTCGTTCCCCATTCTTGATGAGCTTGGGGAGGGTCGCCTTGTCTTGCACAAAGTGAATATCCAGATGCTTCTGCCGAACCATACACCCCATATGGATATTCATCATAGTGTGAAGGGTTGTCGCGCTAATAGACTTGTTGCGCGTCTCAGCAATCACATGGACAATTGTCATTTTAAATTTAAAATGTCAGTTCTTTTTAACTATGAAACCCGTCTCAACACTCTTGATGGAAGCATTTGTTGTTGGTATTCTCCTTGTCGCAGTTTTCTTTTTAGTTTCAAAATACACAAAGAATACTCTTCATGCAGTGTTCCTCAGTGGAGCCCTCTTCCACCTCTTGTGCGAAGCCACAGGGGTAAACGCCTGGTACTCCAAAAACTACTTCAAGTACACATCGCGTTCAATGCTTTAATTTAAATTTCAAACTAAAATTAGATGACTGAGGAGTATATCAATCAGCCTATGTTCACATACCTTGGGAACAAGAGAAAGTTACTAGACTTTATTGAGGAACAGATTTTGGTTGTAAAAAAGAAGTTGAAAAAAGACAAGCTTGTGGTGATGGATGGTTTTTCCGGGAGTGGGGTTGTGGCTCGTATGCTGTCTACACACGCGACAGAGCTCCACACAAATGACCTCGAGGCATATGCAGACATATCATGTGGGTGTTATGTCAAGCAACCAAATGGTCCACAAAAAGAGAAAATAGCGAAGCACATAGAGAAAATGAATGAATTGGCGGAAAATGGTCCATATGTGGAGGGTGTCTTGACCAAGTACTATGCACCGAAGAGTACAAAGAGTCCCAAGAAAGGCGAGGTGTGTTTCTTTACACACGAGAATGCTCTCAGAATAGATACACTGCGAAACTATGTAGAGAAAAAGGTTGAATCGGAACTGACGGATTGGTGTCTTGCTCCTATTATTGTACAGTCGAGTGTGTCGTGCAACTCGATGGGTCACATGTCATCTTTCTTCAAAGACTCCAATGATATAGGTACATTTAACGAAACCGAGGGGAACTGGAACAGAGTCTCAAAACCTTTCCAGGTTCAGTGCCCTATATGGAGCCCGGAGCCGTGCAAAGTCACCTGCCACAACCAACCCACAAATGACCTCGTAAAGAAACTCAAAGGACCCTTTGACCTTATATATTACGACCCACCATACAACCAACACGAATATTCAAAATTGTACTTTCTGTTAAATGTGATTATAACAAACAAAAAGGCGAAGGAGTGGATGGAGGTGACGCACATGCCCTCACGGGACGAGCGCAATAAATCGGATTACAACAAAGAGGAGCCTGCTATACAAGCAATGACAGAACTCATAGAAGAATCTCTGAAAATTTCAAAATATGTACTCATATCGTACAATGATGAGGGTATCATAAGTGCGAAAAAGTGGAAGGCTATTTTGGATCCATACGATTATGTAAAAATCAAAAAAAGGTACAAGAGGTTTACCGGTGCAAATGGTGAATCTGGAAAGGTCTATGAAATTTTGTATTTAATTTCTAAATCCTAGAAAAAGTTAGAATACTTACAAGTCCTACAATTCCGATAAATGTAAATACGGATGGTAAAACTTTTTGTTTCCAATGAATTTCTCTTCTGGTTTCTATTACAACGGGGATGGGGACGACAATGTGGGGTGAGGGGAGATCCGCTCGGCAAAAAGGACACTTGTTGATATAACACTGGATATGTACTTTATTTTTACAACACTCGAGGTGAACTATTGTGCCGACAAGAGGTTCAAGACACACTGGACACTCGTCTGATTCCATTCTATTATGAAATTAGAATTTAAATAGTGAAATTTACTTGCTCTCTACACTTTCAACATCTTTAAGACGGTCTTCGAGTACCCCGTGAAACCGGATATTCCCCACGTGCCCGAGGACAGTCTGCACATCTGCGAAAATCTTCCCGCCCATCTGCTGCCACCGCCGGCAAAAGGCGTAATCCTCAGAGAGGTACCGCCTCGTCTCTGGGTCAATCATACAGTCAAAGACAGCAACATATGTGTCCAGGTCCTTGTTTTGATGGTCATTCACACAGTTGAGCTCGGGATACCGCTCAAACATCTTGGTAAACACATCCCGCTTCACAACCATAAACCCGGTAGGTCCATCGAGCACCTCGACAAACCCATTCGCCACCGGACTGTTTTGGTACTTGAAATTCATCACGAGGGACGAGGAGACCCGGTCGAGGTCACGGCCGTCCCCCTTCAGAACTGAATCCTCTGCTTGGTTGAACATCACACATTTCTTCGGGTAACACGCCACTGAAATGTCGTGATCAGACTTTACCAGACGAATTACAGATTCGGGGTCAAAGTGGACATCAGCGTCGATAAACATAAAATGAGTGGCTTGAGTTTTCTGATAGAAACGAGCAACGGCAAGATTGCGTGCACGATGGACAAGCGACTCGTTTTCAGTTGTATCCAACATCATGTTGATACCGTGCATAGCAGCAGTACGCTGAAGACGGAGAATAGACTCGGCATACTGCTGAAGACAAACACCCCCGTAACAAGGCGTGCTCAGGAACAGGACGATGTTACTCATTTACTTTTCAGGGACGAAGGTTTTTAAGTAGTTACTATTGGTCAAGTCCGAAGGACTTGGGTAGACTTCGTCCGTATCTAGTTACTTCGTAACTAATTATTATTTCAATTCAGCTTTCACTATTGATTCAATCTTGGAAAGTGTCGGCCCGGACACATCGCAAATCTTGCAAATCTCCGACTTGCTGATTGGAAACTTGTATTTGTCGAGCATCACATACATCACAGCGCAAGCGACTGCTTTTGGGGTCCGACCCATCAGCTTTACAGAGTCGTCGAGACTCTTGCATGCCTGGATAATCTTCATTTTTGTCCGGCTCTTTTGTTCGTCTGGAATGTGTGTGATGGAGTTGAAAAAGCGGCTGATGAGGTCGGCCGGGGTGATGACGTGGACCTGCGTCTCTGGGTTTTGCTCCTGGTACATCTCAAAGGTCCGAGAGATGTCACGGGCAGGAATATCATAGGCGGCTGCTATTTCGTGCACAGTCCGAGGAACATTGTGCTCACGGCACGCCTGGAAAATGCAGTTCGCCTTGATGCCGTTGCGAACAGCCCCGCGAGTCAACACATTCTCGTTAAACTTGCGGTACTTGATTTTCGCGGCGTACATCACGACATCTGGGAGACCCAAAACATCTTTGCCGATAGTGTCCATCTGCTTGTATGCATGAAACAGACTCCGGTCCTTGTGGTTGACATTCGAGTGAATCTGTCGAACCATCAGCCGGTTGATTCCAGAGTTTTTGTAGTTTTTCCGGATCAAGGTGCCCATGTTCCACGCTTGGGAAAAGTGGTCCAGATTCTCAGGACACCCCACGCGGCACGGATCAGGTCCCTCGTTATCAGCACCAGACCGCCACTCTGGCTCATCACACACATACTCGTCATCCATAGCTCCACAGGATGTACAGGTGGGAAGATCAATTGAAACCCCAAATTCATCTTGACCGTTGAAAACCTTACATCCACCACAGTGCTTGCACACATGTTCACCTTCAATCTTCAATTGAACCTCAGACTCGCTACGGCAAAGGTCAAAAGCAAACCAGGATTGTTCAACCTCCATCTTGTCTTGCTCTTAAGTGTCGTGCCGCGTCTAGCCCTGGTGAACAACTTCTTTTTTTTTAGTAGGATGATCCAGCCAACTTTAGTTCCCCCAGTCATAGACCCCTCCAGAATCAGAATTCAGGAGGCTGTTGCACACTCACCCTTCAATATTTTCAATATTGTGGCAATTGTTCTAATTGTTGTGATTGGTTTTTATTTGTACAAGAGGTTTATTGAGAAGAAGCCCCAGCGCAGATTCCCAATGATGCCAATGCCAGTCCAAGTGAAGACATCTGTGGCACAGGCTGCACCCGCTCCAGAGCCAGAAGTGGATGAGGAGGAGGAGGTCCCCGAGCCACCCGAGGATACAAACGAAAAGGATGATTAGGCGGGAAGAGACCGTCTCAACCTCAAATTGAGATTTGACAACTGATTCATCAAACTATTTCGAGTTTCCATTAAAAATTGAAGACGATGCAGCAAAGTCATGTAGACTAAACTAAACGAAACAGTCCTATTACTCGTATTTATAACTCTTTGTAAATTATTCAATTCTCTGTTTGTATTTCTCAAAATTTGTCGAGTATTTCTGATTTTCTTAGACAATTTCGTATAATTATTTAATGAATGTTTGGGTTTTGTTGAATTTCCCATTTTATATTAATTGTTTTTTTATTTCCTGAATCTCTTTCGCTTTGAGTTTTGAAAGGGGTGAGAGGTGGTTCAGTACATCTATATCCTTGGCTTCCAATTTGTATTCTAAAAGTAAATTCCAGTTTTTGTGTTCAGCGTGCTTTCGGATGAGCATGAGGCTGTCATAGTTCAAGTTTAAAAATGGAATTCTGTCTGAAATTGTCTTTATTCTTTTGTGTCTCATGCACATGTTTTGGTGTTTTGTCCATATACTCCCCGGCCTGATTTTGTCGGTTTTGAGTCTGTGTCCAATCTCCACGGCAGGTGCTACACACCCAAGAATAGTGTAGTACTGCATAAGGTCCCACGCCCCATCGTACATCTTGTCCTCAAAAACCTGCGCATCACTAAAACTCTCCGTAATCTTGACAAAGTCAACACCGCGCGCATCCAAATAATTCTCCTGTAAAATTCCAACCATATTCCCCGGCTCAGCAATTGGATCCCCTAAATAATCCATAGGATCATTCTTAGACTCTTTTGAAACAATACTCATTATAAACTCTTTTGGACTTTTGAAAATATCGTGGTCGTCTGATGTGAATGATACACCATTCAACAACTTTCGAATGTCACCATTTGATTTTAAAATCAAGTCATCACTGACACCAGGAGCAATCCTCTTCATCTCAGAGGGGGTTGGCACTGGAAAGTTGTACACGACAATTTCAAAATTAAATTTATTCTCGATAGGAATTTGTGATATTATTATGAATTTACCCGATGAAGGTGGTTTTGTGATTTCACGGATTCCTATAAGGTTGCACACAGATTCATATTCATCCAAGACGACGGGTGTATCTGTCGATTTGAGTTTTTCCAAAAAGTCTATCGTGCCCTGTTTACTTTTTAGAATATCCTCAGTCAGTTCGATATAGTTTCCACCGAGTGCATTGTGAACTGAATGCGACTTGCCGATGCCCGTTCGACCCAATACACAAACACATCTCCCAAGATCCGTGAAATTTCCAGATAAAATTTGTCTTTTCTTTTTAATGAATGAATCCATTGAAGATATAGACGATGACTCTTTAGGTCGACAAGTCTTAAATATGGTTTGGGAAAACAAATTCATAACTACATTTGCAGGTGGTTGGGTTGTGTTCAATGTCATTATCCTTGTCCTCCTAATATATATTTCTATAATGATAACAGTGACCAGAGCGAGAAACTAAATCCTTCGGATTTAATAAGGAAGGATGAAAGAGTCGATTGTCGTCAGGCGCGGCAAGTTTCCACACAAGTGGCACGCAGATTTTCCCAATGGCCGGAGTGTAAACTTTGGTCTTCGTGGGTACTCAGACTATACACTCCACAAGGACTATGCACGGATGAAGAGGTATCTGACCCGTCATGTGAAGCGTGAAAACTGGAGCCCATCAGGACGATACAAGGCGGGCTTCTGGTCAAGATGGCTCCTCTGGTCGAAACCAAACCTCAGAGCGGCGGCCAAGCAGACTGAAAAAGTACTTGGGCATAAATACAAAATAAAATTGTTAGTCTAAATTAAATGCCAAGCAAAGCTATCGCAGGCGGAATTGCAGTGGCTGGACTTGCTATTATGATTGGGTGTGCAGTACCTATGAGCAAGGAGACGGACAAGACTTCCAGCAAATACCAGGGTCTGATTGCAGGTGTTGTTATCGGTGTCCTTATGATTGTTGCTGGCATTGCTATG